CATTTTTATCAAGTGCGTCAATGAAATGATGTGATTTCTTATATTTTCCCGTAAAGCTACTTACGGGTTAGAAGCTCGAAAGAGTTGGATTCGTACGCTTAAGCGTTTCGTATGAATCTAGTAGCGGAAATATAGAACAAATAAAAATTAAAAAGGATCAAAAAATAAATATTGGAGATATTATATACTCGTATTCTTAAAAAAATAAACCTACAAAATATAAATTTATTAATTTTATAAATTTATATAATATAAATGGAAAACACTTACGATAATAATCAAGGTTGGAAAAAACGTCTGAGCGAAAAAGGACAACCTTTTTATGAGAAAGAAAAAATCGATTATGACACTTTGGTTGTAAATAATGATTGGGAAAAAACTACAAATAAAATACTAAAAAATATAATAAAGCAAGGAGGAGATAGAATTGAAATTAACGACATAGAAAACAAAATATATCAAGATAACCTGTTGCATTTGCGTAATATCGACGCTAATTTGGAAGAGACTGCTAAAATTTTTTCAATCAAGAAATATCTGTTTAATCAAAAATTAAGAGGACGAATAACTGAAAAAGATATTTTAAATTTTTTACGTAAAAAAAGAGTAGAAGAATAGAAAATTGTTTTTAATTATGATTTTGTATAGTTGGTATACAAAATAAAATTAAGCAAATTTACCTTGAGATCCTGTAAAAATATTAGTTATATTTTTTCGTTCATAAATCATATCTAATACTTGACTAAAAGAAATACTATTATAAAACATATAACTCATATCTTTTACTTTTCTTGTATCCCAATTATTTAATGGTTGATTACCGACCAGAAAGAAAAATGAGACAAACTTTTACTAAAAAAATAAAAATTTTTCATAATTCGTTTATTCTGGTGGTGTAAAAGCACTTCGGCTGGAGATACAATAACATTATTTTCGTATCTTTTATTGTGTGGTTTATACCTATAAAAAATTATTAATAACAAACAAAACAAAAAAGAACATTTATAAATTGCTGATATAAAACAAAATATTATAATAATTAGAACAATCTCTGGAGATTCTTGAAATAGTAATGTTGTGTACATTTAAATTTATAAAATAAAGTTTTAAAAATTTAAAAAAATTGGTTACATAACTAATTTTTAACCAATCTTTCTTTATTTTTTTGGACACAAGGAAGATGATAAGTAGGTCTTTGAAGACATATAGATGAAAATATTAAAAATTTTTAATATTTACCAAATATAAATGCCTAAAAAATCTAATTTTTTGGATTCTCCAAGAAGTCCAGACATGCGTATACCTCCAGACCCATGGGTTGTTCGCTTTAGTCGAACATATGGTAAAAGATATTATCTTAATCTACAAACACTTCAAACTCAATTTAAATTTCCAGAAGATTTTGAACCATCGCAAAAACCACGTAAAGTAAAAACGATTAGCAATACCGGCTCTCTTGAAGGTATGTCTTTGCAATGTTTTTGGATTTCCATATTAGATTATTTACATAGAAATGGCCATCCATATTTGACTTTAAGAGAATTAAGAAGAAATGCTGGATTAGGTGCAGATACAGAACATGAGATATTTGTTATTGGTGATGGACAAACGATATTTTATAATGCGGCTACACTAATAACAGAAATTTATAATTTAAGTATACAAATATATTCAGCAACTCGTTATGGTGATTTTGCGGTAACAGATTCACCTAGAGGATTGATTGGAGATGGAGCTAATTTGGTTGAACTTGCACAATTTGGTATTGGTCATTTTGAATTGATAGATAACGTTGATGGGAGTGAATTTATTCCAGCAGTATTGGTCAAAAGAAAGCTAAAGAAGATAACTGATATTGATCCAACAATGAGAGATAGGTATCTCATTTTGAGTGAATATCAGAGTATGTTAAAAATTTTAAGAGATCATTCAAAGGTAAATTCAGTCGTTTATAAACAAGAAATAAAAACAAAAAACAAACTACAGAGTTCAAAGGACTTAACTCCAGATCAAAAAGAAATATTTTTAAGACAACATAATGAATTTATAGATAAATTAGTAAAAGAAATTAATGCAACAGAAGAAAGGATTAAAAAATTAGAAGAAGAAATTTCTTCATTGACAGTAATTATTAGTAAATTTGAAAGTAGATCATAGAATTATATCTTATGGACAATTTACTACTAAAATTTTAATTTATTATAAATTGAAATTAACATTTTTTAAATGAAAAACTAAATCTTTTTAATAAGTAAAATGTACTTATCAGTTAAAGAATTTTATTTCTTTTCCTTGATTTTTGTTGTTATAACAATAACGTTATTTGTTTTTAACAAAAAACTGATAACATCTAAAAATTCTTATTTACATCTGGGTTCTTTTTTAATGGTTTCTCTTGTTGCAACGTTAAGTTTTGTGCTTACATATAAGTTTGGAAAAATAGGAAATTGTGAAACTGATAATTTTCGTTTTGAAGTATCGCCAGGAAAAAAATGCAGAGGATATCCATATATGCAGAGCGGTGACCCAAAACTTTTAGAAGAATGTACTAAATTTCTTGCAACGGAAGAAGGAAAAAATATGAAAAGCTGTGATGGAATGTATGTTGGGAAACCAACTCCATTTGAATACACTCCCGAATCAAATGATCAATGGGAAAATAAAAGATGTAAATGTAAAAACATAATACAAGAATCTAAAATAGTTCCGAATTCTGATGGTGAATCATCGGATAAAATAGCCATAAATCAAGTACCAATTTATGATGGTAATTCATTAGGGATAAGTCCTACTTCTCAATCATATGATCGCTATATTAAAAAATCAAAAGTTGTTTCATTTGAACAAAATAAGTAAAATCATAAAAATTAAAAATGTCCTCAAATAATAATTTTTCAAATATAGAGTACTGAACGAGCACAAAAGAAATTTGAAAAAGGATTAAAATGCCCGTAAATCATTACTCAAGTATGTTTTAGAAGAAGCAAAGCCTACTCCTTTAGAAAAATTCAGTTCGTGAATTACTTTTTGAAAAATTAATATAATATACTACAACATCTTATATCTTTGTGTTCTTCAATTGCTTTTACACCTTTGCACATTTAAAACGCCGACTTAACAACGAAAAAAATAAACAAAAATGCAAAAATTTGATTAGTAGTCATCTTGAAATGACTATGAAGTTTAAGAATTTATTTCTCTACAAAATATGTTTGGTCTTTTTCCTGTATCAAATACAGATTTTACTATATTTAACATATTTTGCACAGCATTCTTATCTCTGTTATGGAATATTTCGCTTTTATGCTTAACCGATTGACATCGTAATAGTCCATGACAGATTTCTGTTTTATTTTCTTTCTTTAATTTTGGTTTTTGACTTGGTCTTTCTAAAAAATGTTCTAATTCACCATTACAGCAATTACATAATTTTGATGTTCTAAATTCATTTACCAAAAATGTATTATAACCAGCATTTCTAAATATTCTTCTAAATTTCTTACAAATAACTGGTTCTTTACCTTTCATATGATAATCACCTTTATCATAATCACCCATTACAAATATAGTTTTATCAGGTTTTCCGTATTTATTGGAAAAATTCTTAACCATTTTCAATTCACTTTTTTGAGTATTTGTAAATCTATTTAATTTGAATTTTCTAAAAAATGTTTGTTCGTAATGTGAATACAATTTATAATTTATGTTGTTCTTTTCAATACAATAATACATAAATTTCTCATAATCACATGTTTTACTATTTAATACAGATAATTCAGTTTCAATTTCCTTAATAGATTTATTTTCTATTTTTGTTTCCTTATTTATTTTATCAATAATTTTATTATATTTTTTCAATCTTGTTTCTAATCTTCTTTGATTTTGAGTATAACGAAAAGTTTGTAAATTTCCATTTTCATCTTTAGAACCACAATATATTAAATCACTATAATTAGGGTCTGCACAAACAACCTTCATATTTTTAAGTTCTTCTGTTAATTCTACCTTTTCAATATAATCTATATTTTCTTCTTCGCAACATTTTTTATTTTTCCATGTTTTTTGTAATGGTTTTCCATTAGCATCTACTCTTACAAATAATACACAACAAGAAACACCATCTGTTCTAATCATATGTGAAAATGTATATTTTTGTCCTTTCTTGAAAACTCTTTTATTTAGTTTGAAAAATTTATTCCATAAATTAACTTGGTTATTATCTTTTTTGTAATCTCTCAAATGTTTTGTTGTTGGTTCATCTCCTAAAAAGTTAGAAATTAATCCACAAGTATCAATACATATATTTTTACTAATAATATTTGTTCTTAAAGGTAATACATTAAATAATCTAATTTGTTTCTCTTCATTTTGTATTCTTAATTCATTTAACTTTTCTAATTCTATTGAAATATGAAACATAGAATGTAAAAACTCTTGTGTATTGCTTTTCAAATCGTAATAAATATTGTCATTATCAAATCTTGTTTTATTTGGATATAATTTTATTCTTTCTTCAATAATCCATTTATGATATTTTTCATCACTTGTTAAATTACCAAAATGCATTAAATCTTTTTTGACTTTACCAATTTCATCATATAGTTGTTTATGTAATTGTTTTCTTATAATTTTATCCTTGTTTTCAGTAGTTATTTTTGCGGACTTTTCTTTTACGTTGAAAACTATATTCACATACTTATTCAAATGGTCTATAAAGTGTTCTTGAATATTATTATTGATATTTGTAATCATATCAATCGCTTCATAAGGTAAAATATAACTTAATTTATCATAATAAATAGTTTCATTATTGGATATAGTATTTGAATAATGTTCTCTGTAAAACTCGGTTAATTCTTGTAGTTGTTCAGGCATATTATTTTCAGTATATCCACCAGACCCACATCTTCTAATAGTTAAAACTTTGAAAACATCACATATAAATTCTTTATCTATTACTGGAATTTTCAATTCATTTTCATAAAGAAAAATACAATAAAGTTTAATAAATTGGTATGAATGAATAACTATTTTATTTGTTCTATTTACTAAATCATTTATAATTGGTAAAATATTTGGGTCTTTCAAAACATTCTTAATATTATCCTTATTAGTTTTCATATAATCAAAATTTTCTTCATCTTTCTTCTTTTCCTTAACTTTGGGTTTTGACTTTTTCATTTCTATATATTATATAAAGATTATTTCTTTATATGCTACTTTCAAATCATTTAATAACATTAACTCTCTTATATAAAATACTTTTATCTTCATAAATATATTTACATTATAGATTTCACTATATCTATTTCTTATTGTATCTGGAATCATAAACTGATTTTTTTCTTTTATATCTTTCACTCTCTTTTCTATATCATTTATGAATTTCTGTATATATCCTATATCATAGATTTCTATATTTTTATCTTCTTCTTCTTTATTTCTTTCATTTACATTTATGAATTTCTGTATATATCCTATATCATAGATTTCTTTATTTTTATCTTCTTCTTCTTTATTTCTTTCATTTACATTTGATACTCTTTTTGAACTACTTAATAATATTTTACCTGAAGTAAATTCACATTCTGATATTAATTGATCAAATGAATATGCTGTCATTTTATGTGCTTCTGCTTTTGCATCTAATTTATAATAACTTATTATACTCATTATAAATGCATTTAATGCTGTTGCACCTGCAATAACTTTACCAGCTAATGGTATTTCATTAAATATACCACTAACTACAGAACATACAGATGATAATAATATACATGGCATCATTAACCTATTTAGATAAAATTCACAATAGCTTTTTGCCTCTAAATATAATAACTTCTGTCCTTTTAGATATAATGCTATCATATCTATTGCTGTTGATAATTCACCTTCTTTGTATCCAAATTTATTATTCATTAAATGTTTTATATCATATATTGATTTATATTCTAATGGCTTATCTTTATCTTCTAATCCTCTAGCACAAAAAACATCATCAGCTGATATTTTTATTTCTTTTAATTCATTTTCCATTATTATATTTACCATATATTTTTATAAATCATTAAATGATTTATATAAAAATTGAATTCTTATGGACGTATTGCATTCTGTACAGCAAGAAAAACGTGGTTAGACATGACAAAGCACGGTTTGCCTTTGGACGACTATTTCTTTTTCAAACACATAGTCCAAGTTGTGTTTATCCTAGTAAAATACAGCTATTTGAGATGTCAAAAATTCTAAGAGTCAAAGTCAATGCGTTGCTTTATATGTTAGATTATGTCCGAATGACTATGAAGTATCTGTGACTTGGATTTTGCCATACCTCAGACTTGTTATTGAAAATAGACACAGGTGTTTACGAAATGTATAAATTGAGAAAAATATCGAATGATTGGCCTCTTGATTATCTTAATCTTATAAATGTACTAGATGTTGTTATTATTTTGCGAAAGCTGCAAGACACGCTCAAGCTTACTATTCGTGTAAAAAGTAGGTCTCCTATTTTGCATAGATGAGTTACAACTGTTATACTAAACATATTATAATCCATACATATGTATGGATTAATAAATAAATTGATTTTTTAAAGTAAGTATTGATAAATTAGCAGAAGATGGAAAACAATTGTCTTGAGGTTACAGATAATTTACACAGATTTCTTATCAGAAAATTACCAAAAGAAGGCTTTGAATTTTTTGCAGCCGATCTGGAAGATACTTACTTTGAAGCACTTTTTCCATATGATTCCCCAATACGTCAATTAAACGATCAAAAAATTGAAAGAATAATGTTTCATATTGTTCCGTTTGAAGAGACTACACGTATACGCATTGAGATGAAATCTAAAACTGGACGAATGATTATTTCTCCTTGTTTGGGCTACGAACATGGAGAAAGAATATTCACCACTCAAGAAAGTGTACTGGAAGAATGCATTCGTCTTGCGTGGTCACCTATCGCTCGTCAAATTCCTCCACTCTCACAATCAAAGGGTGAATGTGTAGTGTGCTTACAAGAAGGTGACGTTTTAGAGTGGCCGTGTCATAATTCACATATTACATGTGAATCGTGCATTGTTAAAATTATTGCTCGTGATTCTAAGTGTCCATTGTGCAGAAAAGTTATGTTTAATTAAAAATTGAATTTTTAGGAAGAAATTTAAGATTTAATACAGAAATGACTACACACAGTTTTCAAGTGGAAGAAAAGACGTCGTCCTCGTCAGACGCTCTAGAAGAAATCATAAATGCTCTTTGGTTTGCAGACGACAAAGATTACTGGCAAAAAGGGATACTCCTGGAAAAGGGAGCCTCTTTAGGAGATTTTATTTGCAAATTAAAGTTAGCAACATGGCTAGAGTCTATCGATCCTACCAAAAGCATCGAGATCTTTGAAGAGCTGTTGGCTACTACAGGTTTGCGATTTGATGATAATTCAATGATTCATTACCAATTGGGTAAGTTGTATATGTCTCGTTACAATTGGGTAGTTGCATACAAGCACTTTAGTGATGCATACGGTATCGGTGATGCCAAGATTGCTATGGGTATATTAAAACACTTTGGTCTAGTTGGAAATCCGGATACCGAAAAAGCCGTTCAATGTTTTGATGAGGCTGCACGAAGGTATCACTATTCAGAAAAAGAACTAAGAGAAATATGTGATCGTTTTTCTTCCGAGTTCAAGAAACAACAAGAGCAAGAACAAAAGATCAAGACGCAAGCAGCCGAAATAGAATCTCAAAGAGTAAAGATTGAACACCTCGAACGTCAACTGAACTACTATATGCGTCGTAATAACAAAGGTGTGTAAAAAAATTACTTTATAAAAAACAAGTATATGAAAAATACTAGGGTTGTCTAAAAATTACTATACAAAACAACATCAAAAAGATGTTGTTTTCAAAATATTTATATTATTTATTTATATATTGCTCATCACAATACTTATGAACTCTTTCTGAAAAATAGAATCTTCTATATTTCCACACTCAGATCTTACATTGTCATTCGATTCTATTAACTCATATGTCCTTTCTTTTACTGAATCAAAAAATATTTTTGTCAACATCTTTCCACCATAGTCTGTTATTATATCACCTGAATTATTCTTATACTTTATAAATGTAGGATTTGAATATTCTTCTTCAATAAGCCGATCATTTAAAGGATAAGATAAAGCGTAATCAGCATACCCTTCTGGTCCTCTTAATATATGTTCTATTGTTAAGAACGTTGAATTTTCTATTAACCACTCTTCCGTGATAGACAAATCACGATCAGACGTTTCTATTAACAATTCTTTAGCTGAATTTTTTCCTGTCATTTCAGCCATTGCTGTGTTGAAAACACCAGGCTTTGAAGTTAACTCTGCTATAGAAGTTGAATTTCTGTTAATTTCTTTCATCATATCTGGATTCTTTACTAATTCTTTTGCCGCAATCTCACACGCCTTTTTCTTTAGAGGAGCATGAACTGTTTTTATTAACTGAGAATTGTTATAATCAACTATATGTTCACCATTTGAATTTTTGTGATGAAAAGCACCTTGTTTCATATCGGTACAAATTATTTTAGATTTACCATTATCATCTGCGACAAAATGTTTGTATATCATTTGTGCTGCACCTTTTTGTCCACCGTAAAAATCATTACTTGTATAATTGGAAGCTATAACGCTTTCAACATGAGGCTGTATCAATTGCATTGGAGTCAAATTTGAGATCATAAGATTGTTTTGAACAATTCGGTTGCTGGTTTTTTGATACATTGGTTTTCTAGCAATTTCTTCTATAGCATTTTGAGAACGTTCTGCAAGTACTTTATATATTTCCTTCTCCGCATTTTCAGCTTTTAATTTGGCAATTTCTTCTATAAGAAATTGATTTTTTTTCTTACATGTCAATTTATGTCTGTTAAAACTTCCTAAAGAAAAGTTTTTATCACAAAATTTACAGGTGATTAAAGATGATATAATGTCTTGAGAATTTTGAGATGCTTGTATTTTAAGACAATATTTAGTTTGTGTCTGATGAATATTTAAATGATATTTGGTTTTTGACTGTTTACCGCAAAATTGACATATTAATTCTTTATTTTGAACATTCGTTTTTTCTTTTTCTAACTCTTCTTGTATTTTCAAACAATACTTTGTTTTTTTCTGGTGTTGTTTTAACATTTGAGTATTTCCAAACATATTATTGCAAAATTTACATTTTTCCATTTGCTTTTTCATTTATTCATTTGTTTTTAAATGAAAAATCATTTTTTCTTTGTATAAATCACTACTTTTAACTGATAAAATAAAATTGTTTGAAATTGTTTGAAATTGTTTGAAATTGTTTGAAAATAGTCACTTTTTCCTGATTAAAATGACTTTTACCAAGAAAAATAGAAATATATATATATCCATTGAAAATATAAAGCTAGATTTTGAAAAATGAACTTTTTTTGCGGATTTCCTCCGTTTTTCAAAAAGTCGGAGGAGGAGGAAAAATCTTTTTCTTTTTTTCTTTTGTTTTCTAAATAATTTCAAAAATTCGTAGAAAATTTCCTTTGGATTATCTTTTTTATTTTCCTCCTCCGCCTCCGCCTTTTTAGAATTCTAGTTCTAAAGAAAAATTTTTTATCTATATATTGCTCATTAGAATACTTATGAACTCTTCCTGAAAAATAGAATCTTCTATATTTCCACACTCAGATCTTACATTGTAATTCGATTCTATTAACTCATATGTCCTTTCTCTTACTGAATCAAATAACATCTTTGTCAACATCTTTCCACCATAGTCTGTTATTATATCACCTGATCTATTCTTATACTTTATAAATGTAGTATTTAAATATTCTTCTTCAATAAGCCGATCATTTAAAGGATAAGATAAAGCGTAATCAGCATACCCTTCTGGTCCTCTTAATATATGTTCTATTGTTAAGAACGATGCATTTTCCAACAACCACTCTTCCGTAATTGTCAAATCAATATTAGATGATGATTTTACTAATAATGGTCTTACACAATTTTTTCCTGTAAGTTGTGCCATTGTTCTATTGAACAAACCTGGTTTCGTTTCTAGTTCTCTGATAGAACTCTCATTCATAACAATATCTTTATAAGCAGTTGGATTTTTTACACATTCTTCTGATGCAAATTTACTTGCTTTTCTCTTAAGAGGTAAATGTACTCTGTCTATCAAATGAGCATTTTTATAATCAACAACGTGTTCACCATTAACATCAATATGATGAAATGTACCACGTTCTGTATCAGTGCATACTATTTGAGATTTTCCTGAATCATCTGTGAGAATATGTTTATGAATTACCTGTGCTGCTCCTTTTTGACCTTCATAAAAATCGTTCTTTGTATACTTTTCATCGATTATACTGTCAACACGAGCTTGAGACAGATCAAGAGGAGTAAGACTTGAGATCATCAGATTATTTTGAATGTTTCGAGTACTGTTTTTCTGATAAGTTGGTTGTTTTGCGATCTCATTGATTGTAGCTTGGGCAAGTTCAGCAGACGCTTTATATATCAAACTAATTTCTTCTGCTTTCTCCGATTTTAATTTCATTATTGCAAATTCTTGTTGTTTTTCAGCCTCTTTAAGTCTATTATTGTCATTAATAATAATTTCAAGTTTTTTCTTACATGTTGAATCGTGTCTCTTAAAAGTTCCTTTTGAAAAATTCTTTTCACAAAATTTACAGGTAATTAAAGATGCTATAATTTCTTGTGAATTTTGAGATGCTTGTATCTTAAGACAATATTTTGCTTGTGTTTGATGATTGTTAAGTATATATTTAGTTTTACACTGTTTACCACAAAACTGACAAGTTAATTCTTTATTTTGAACATTTGTTTTTTCTTTTTCTAACTCTTCTTGTATTTTCAAACAATACTTTGTTTTTTTCTGGTGTTGTTTTAACATTTGAGTATTTCCAAACATATTATTGCAAAATTTACATTTTTCCATTTGCTTTTTCATTTATTCATTTGTTTTTAAATGAAAAATCATTTTTTCTTTGTATAAATCACTACTTTTAACTGATAAAATAAAATTGTTTGAAATTGTTTGAAATT